GAGACCCTGGGCCCGAATCCCGACCATGCCTTCCGGATGTTCCGCGACATCGGCATGAAGGAAGCGACGCTCGCCGATCCGGCCAAGGCCGGCAAGGTGCAGAAGCAGATCGTCGGCCTCGAAAACCTCTACAACCTGACCGCCGGCAAGACGCTGCCGGTCGCCTCCGAGCACCTGGCGAAATCCTTCGACACCCTGCGCTCGTGGCTGGTGGCCTCGCGCCTCGGCTCGGCGGTGATCTCGTCGCTGTCGGACGAGGCGACGCTGTACCTGACCGCGCACGTCAATAACCTGCCCGAGCTGCGCGTCTTCGCGAACGAGCTGTCGGCCATGAACCCGGCGAACCAGATGGAAAAGCGCATGGCGCTGCGTGCCGGCCTCGCCATGAATACGATGATCTCGTCGCTGAACCGCTTCGGCCAGGACGGGCTAGGCGCTTCGTTCTCGTCGAAGCTGGCCTCGTCGGTGCTGCGCGCCTCTGGCCTGAATGCCCTGACGGAAGCCCGCAAGCGTGCCTTCGGCGTGACGATGATGTCGAGCCTCGGCCAGATCACGAAGGACTTCGACAACCTCGGCAAGCTGGACAAGGCCGATCATCGCATCCTGCTCTCGAAGGGCATCACCGAGACCGAGTTCGCCGTCTGGCGCAAGGCAGCGCTCGAAGACTGGGGCGGCGGCAATAGCACGATGCTGACGCCGGAGTCGATCTACCGCATCCCTGACGAGGCGCTGAAGGGGCTGGCCGACGATCTGTTCCCGAATATGCCGGTCGATGCCCGCACCCTGAAGGAACGCGCTGCGACCAAGCTGCTCGGCGTGGTGCTCGAAGAGACCGACGTAGCCGTGATCGAGCCCGGCGTCAAAGAGCGTGCGCTGATGCTGTCGAATCTCCAGCGCGGCACCTGGAAGGGGGAATTATCCCGTTCGTTCTTCCTGTTCAAGTCCTTCCCCATTGCCATGCTGACGCGACACTGGATGCGCGGCATGAACATGGAGACCTCGGGCGGCAAAGCAGCCTATATCGCCTCGCTGATGGCCGGCACGACGATGCTCGGCGCGGCGGCGCTACAGATCAACGAAGTGCTGTCCGGTCGCGATCCGCGCAACATGAACCCGGCAGAGAAGGGCGGCGTGCGCAACTGGATTCAGGCCATGATGAAGGGCGGATCGCTCGGCATCTATGGCGACTTCCTGTTCTCCGAATCGACGCAGCACGGCCAGAGCCCGGTCGCATCTGTCATGGGGCCGGTCATCGGCATGGGCGAGGACTTGTTCAATCTGACGCAAGGCAACCTGGTGCAGCTCGCCCAGGGCAAGAAAACGCATGCCGGCGCCGAGCTGGTGAAGTTCGCCAAGAGCAACATGCCCGGCGCAAACCTTTGGTACACGAAGGCCGCGCTCGATCACATGGTCTTCCATCAGCTTCAGGAGTATTTTTCGCCGGGCTATCTGGCGACGATGCGCTCGCGGGCTTATCGCGAATTCGGACAGCAGTATTGGTGGGAACCCGGCCAGGTGGCGCCAGATCGCGCGCCGAACCCGGTCGCAGCCGTAGGGGGGCGATGATGAGACAGGACCAATTCGAGAAGCTGCAAGCGCTGTCGGAGAAGCTGACCGATGTCGTGATCGACGAGGCCGATCCGGATAACTGGCCGGGCTCGGGATGGAAGCCGGTCGAGCTGACCAAGGAGCAGCGCGGCGACCGCTACTGGAGCAAGAAGAACGCCGTCGCTACCCTGTCGCTGATCGGGCGCATCTACCAGCTCACCGACGCGATCCGCATGGCGAGCAATTCAGGCACCGGCGGCGCGGCCGTCACCGACAGCGAAGACGAGCTCGACGCCGAAGTCGCAGCCGCCGAGAAAGAAGCGACCAAGCTGCTCGACGAGCTGCAACGCAAAACCCGAAAAGCCGAGTTCGATAAGCGCGTACATGGCAAACCGTCGTGATGTCTCGTTTCTTACGTTCTTCCTGATCTGGGCGAAGCTGCAAGGCTGGACAGTCCCGCTCCTGCACGTTCGCATCTGTCAGTGGCTCGATACCTGCTCCGATCGCGTGCGGGTGCTGATGGTCTTCCGTGGTGCGGCGAAGTCGACGCTCTATGCGATCTATAAGGCCTATAAGCTCTACCGTGCCCGGACGCATCGCTCGCTGATCTACGCGGCCGACGACAAGCTCGCCGGCAAGCTGACCCGCGACACCCTGGCCGTGCTGCGCCGGCATCCGCTGTGCGTCGGCATGCTGCCGCCAAGCCCCGGCGCGCTGTCCTTCTGGGTCAATGGCTCAACCGATGCGCGGAACCCGAGCATGGAGGCCGTCGGCGTCAATTCCAACGCGACCGGATCGCGCGCCGATGATGCCGACTTCGACGACATCGAGATTCCGAAGAACATCAAGACGCCCGAAGCCCGGATGAACCTGCGGCAGAAGATCGAGGAATCGACGCACATCCTCGTGCCGGGCTGGCAGAAGACCTTCGTCGGCACGCCGCACACGCACGACAGCATCTACACCGAACAGATCGAGGGGGGCGCTGCCGTGCTCAAAATCCCGCTGTTTGAACACGTCCGGCGCTACACCGACACCAGCACGCGGAAGCGCTACCGCTTCGACTTCACGCCCGGGGCCGATGGCCTCTATGTGATGGCCGGCATTTACAAGTTTGCGCGCATGCTGGTCGAGGGCAAGGACTTCCGCGTCGATGGCGACGAGATCGTTTTCGACAAGCCGCCCGGCGTGGTGCTGGACATCTGCGCCGTCTGCGCCTGGCCGGAGCGCTTCACCCGCGAAGAAGTCGCCCTCAAGCGACAGGAGACCCGCACGCTCAATGCCTGGGATTCACAGTACCAGCTCGAAGCCAAGCCGGTCAGCGAAGTGCGGCTCGATCCGGCGCGCATCATTCCCTACGACTGCCAGCCGATCATCCGCCGGGCGAACAACGAAGTCGGCATGTGGCTCGGCGCGACCCGGATCGTCGGCGCTGCCGCGTACTGGGATTGCTCCCTGGGCAAGGTCAAGTCGGACGCCTCGGCCTTCACGCTGCTGCTGACCGACGAGCGCGGGCAGCTCTACTGGCACGCGGCCGAAGGCCTTACCGGCGAGCTGGACGAGCAATGCAAGCGCATCCGCGAGCTGGTGATCAAGCTCCAGATTCCGCGCGTCACCGTCGAGACCAACGGCCCGGGCGGCTTCGTGCCGGCGATCTTGCGCAAGCACCTGGCCGGGACAGGCTGCGCCGTGGCCGAGCAGTTCTCGGTCTCCAACAAGCAGGCCCGCATCCTCGATGCCTTCGAGCCGGCGCTGTCGTCGCGCTTCCTGTGGGCGCATGTCGACGTGCTGGAGGGCCCGGCCTGGGATCAGATGAAGGACTTCAACCCGGCACTGCGCGACCAGCCGGACGACTACCTCGACAGCGGGGCCGGAGCCATCGCCTCGACGCCTGTCCGGATCGGAAAGATAGTCGGGAATCCGACCGCTGCCATGCGCGAAGATTGGCGCCCAAGTGGTGGCGTCCATGAAGTGACGCTGGAGTTCTAGCGTCGGCGTCCGGCCGGCGCTCAACGAGCGCGAGGTCGGCATGTCAGTCACAGCACAAACCCCTTATAACGGCTACACGGCCAACGGTGCGACGACCGTCTTCCCGTATGGCTTTCTTCTGCTCGACACCGACGACCTGACTGTCACCGTCGATGGCGTCGAGAAGGCCCTGACGACCGACTACACGGTCTCGGGCCTCAACAACCCGAGCGGCGGCAATGTCACCTTCCTGGTGGCGCCCGCCAACGGCGCGAAGGTGCTGCTCTCCCGGCTGCTGACCATCCAGCGCCTGACCGATTACCAGGACAACGGCGACCTGTTCGCCGCGACCATCAATCAAGACCTCGACCGCCTCTGGCTGGCGCTTCAGCAGCTCCAGCAAAATGACATCCGATCCTTGAAGCTGCCCTATGAGACCTCGACCGACCAGGTAATCGCCGAAGCTGCGGCGGATCGGATCGGCAAGCTGGTCAGCTTCGATGCGAGCGGGAATATGGTTCTTGCCGTTCCTGCTGATCTGTCGCTCCAGACCGTGAGCAGCTTCATCGCGACGCTGCTCGATGATGCTGACGCAGCCGCAGCATTGGCGACCTTGGGGGCGCTCTCGTCGGAAGATGGAACGATCACACTGGCAAAGCTCGCGGCCTCTGCCTACGGGACAAGCGGCGCGAACAAGCTGCTCCAGCTCGACGGAAGCGGAAAGCTTCCTGCCGTCGATGGGTCGCAGCTCACCGGCATTGCGGGCGGCAGCTTCAAGAATCTGCTTATCAACCCGAGCGGCGCCATCTATCAGCGTGCCGTTGCCGCAACGGCTGACGATGCCTACTTCGCCGACCGCTGGAACATGCTCACGCAGACCGGCACTGTCACGCCTTCGGTGCTGACGGCGCCCGAGGATGGCTATCCAGTCGGCGTAAGGATCACCCAGTCGCAGGCGTCGGCGCAGCGCTTCGGTTTCTCGCAGATCATTGAAGGCATCAACTGCAAGCACCTGCGGGGTGGCAATGGTGCGCTCACGCCGCGCATTCGCATTTCCAACTCGCAGGCGATCAGGTACGCGATCCTCGGCTGGACGGGCACCGAGGACACGGTGACTTCCGACGTAGTGCTTGACTGGACAAGTGCCAGTTACACAGCGGGCGGGTTCTTCCTCGGGTCGAATGTCTCTGTGCTGGCCGTTGGAGCGCAAACGCCGAGCGCGAACACCTGGACATCGCTCGCGTCAATTTCTGCCGCCCTCGGCTCGTCATTCAACAACATCATCGTGATGGTCTGGACGGAAGGAACGGCAGCGCAGAACGTCACGCTCGACTTCGACTATGTGCAGTTCGAGAGAGGCAGCGCCGGAACTGCCTTTGAAACTCGGTCGTATGGCGTGGAGCTGCATCTGTGTCAGAGGTATTACGAGGTTCTTCAGTACGCCGGAACCGGCGCTTCCTTGGTTGGGGTGTACTACAACGCGAGCAACTTTTGGGCGTGGTGGCAGTTCAAGGCAAGAAAGAGGGGGGTCGCTACGATTGGCGGATACGGGGGAGCGACGGCGCTTAATACAAGCGTGGATCAAGTAACGATGTCGGCATCCGCTGCATGGACATCAATCACTGACGTAACAGCAGCCATTGAGCTATAAGCCATGAACTACAAACTCACCAACACGACCAGCATCATCCGCCTGCCGGACAACGCATTCATTCCGGCTGACCCGAGAAATTCCGATTACGTCGATTATCAGCGCTGGCTCGCCGAAGGCAACACGCCGCTGCCGGCTGATCTTGGTAGCGCCGTCCCGTCTGTCGTCACCATGCGCCAGGCCCGACTTGCCCTGCTTCAAACCGGCATGCTCGCGCATGTCAATGCCGCCGTGGCGGCTGCCGACGAGGCGACGAAGATCACCTGGGAATTCTCCAGCGAAGTGCAGCGAAATAATGCACTTGTCGCGACGCTGGCCGCTGCGCTCAGTCTGACCGACCAGCAGC